TATCATGGTCAAAGGACGTCAGGTGGGAGCCACCACTATGGCAAGTGCTTTGGAAATGTATTTCATGGGTTCCGGTTTATTTGGTGGTGAAAAGCCACCCATTCGTGTTATCCACACCTTCCCACAATTAGAATTAGCTGCCGCTTATTCTAAGACCAAACTTAATCAAATCATTATTACCTCTGCCACCCCAGAGGGTGTCGAAGCTAAAGCCGGTAAAGTTAAGTCCTACATGCAAATGTTGCTAGATCAATCTTCTGGTACTGGCGAATCTTTGACATTCAAGCAGTTTGTTGGCGGAAACCATTTATGGGTAGAGTCTATTGGTATAGATGCTGACCGTATCATGGGTCGTTCCGCTGATGTTATCTTCTTCGACGAAGTACAGAAGACCACTGATTTAGCTTTGGGAAATGCACTCAAGATTTTAACCACCGCCAAATACGGCGAGCCTTCTAAGGGAGTGAGAATCTATTTCGGAACCCCTCGTCGCAAAGGCTCTGGTTTCCAAAAGATGTGGCAAAAGTCTTCTCAACAATACTACTATTTAGGGTGTGAGGGATGCGAGAAACATTTCCCATTATACACTCCCGGCTCTGACGATTGGGAGAAAATTTGGATTCATGGCTACATTGTTAAGTGTCCTCATTGTGGGCATGAACAAAATAAACTAGAAGCCGCTGAACGTGGTAAATGGGTGGCTCTAAAAAATCCCGATGATGAAGATTGCGAAATGATTGGGTTCCATATCAATCAGCTCTACATGCCAATGTTCACTCGTGAAGCTATCGAAAAAGAAAAGCCTGGCAAACATCCAATTAATACTGAGCGTGTTTTTATGAATGAAGTTTTGGGAGAGTTCTTTCAAGGCGATTCTAGCCCGATTACGGCTGAAGAGATTTCACAGCTATGTGGCGATCGTGAAAGAAAATTTAGCCCACGTATTGTTCCTACGCAAGGATTGATCCAACAATTTGCTGTCCTGGGTATTGACTATGGCGCCCGCTCCGACTTAGAGCAATTAGCTCAACCGGATAAGATTACTCATCGTGGACAATCCTACAGTACGGCAGTAGTTCTTTTGTCTAAGGGTCCTGGACTACTATCTATTGAGTTTGCCAAAAAGTTTACTAAAAACGATCCTGAATACAAAAAAGGTCTTATCGATCAAATTATGAGACAATATAACATTCAATTAGCTGTAGGAGATATTGGTTATTCCAATGACTTCTCTTACACTTTACATCAGATGTATGGTGATAAATATATCGTTTCCCGAGCCCATTCCGCCGTTAATGATCATGTTAAGTTCAGACATGATACATTTCCCAAAGAATTGATTTTCGAGAGAGATCATTATATCGGTGAATTATATGAGCAAATGAAAAAAGGAATGATTAGATTTCCATTTGGAGATTATGAAAGAATTGGATGGTTAGTAGAGCATTGCGCCAGCATGGAAATTAAGCCCTCTATTTCTAGAACTGGTGCCGATCCCAGCGTGCATTATGTTAAAGGTGGAACTCCAAACGATGGTTTTATGGCTTTATTGAACGCCTACTTAGCCTACAAATTCTTGGTTACTCGTGGTTTTACTCAAACTAATCCTATGTTGATTAATGAAAAAAATGTCAATAAACCATTGGTTATGTCAGGATATGTTGCTAGAAAATTCTGAATTGTCTAAATAATAGGCTGGACTGATATATCATATATTGAGTATTATAGAGGGTATAGTGGAACAGAGGACTTATGGCAGTTAATAAGGTCACCAAAAAATGGGTAGGACCCTCCAATTCTGATCAGTATATGAATAGTCGTACTAACACTCCACAGGTTAGTGCTATTATGGCTCATGGCGTTTCTCAAGAGAGGCGATCTATACTTTCTAATGAAGTAGAAAACGGTTTATTTCGCGATGGATCTGGACCCACTTATAATCAAGCGATGGCAGAAAATGGTGAAACTCCTGCTGGTCGTGTAGTTGCCTCTGCTCATCAAGCACCATCCATCATGTCCAAGTACGCGCAAGTTGTCTCCCCCGTGGGCGGCATGTTTCGCGGTATTCATGGAGATTCTGTCAAGCAGACACCAGAAGTTTATTCCCCACTCTGGTTGAACAGCAATCTTAATTTACCACGTGATCGTGCCACCATTAATGCGTGGTGTCGTAGTTTTTATGCTCTAAATCCTTTCGTGCATAATGCTATCAATTTACATAGCACTTATCCGATTAGTAAGCTTAATATCAAGTGTCCTAACAAGGATATCGAAAAATTCTTTAATGATATGATTGAAGAAATCGATCTGATGAATATTTGCGTGCAAATTGCCCAGGAATTCTGGCTATTAGGCGAAGCTTTTGTTTATGCCGAGCTAGATGAAAGCAAAGGTAAATGGAGCCGTTTGTTGATTCAGAACCCCGACTTTATGATTGTTAAGCGTACCGTGGTAGCTAATGAACCCATTATCATGTTGCGTCCTGATGCCAATTTACAGAAAATTATCTTCTCTAACCGTCCCAGCGATATTGAACAGCGTAAGCAATTAAACCAGCACATCATTGATTCTGTTAAGCGCGGGGAGAACATCCCCTTGGATAATTTCCATGTCTCTCATTTGGCTCGTAGAATTAGCCCTTACGAAATCAGGGGCACCGGTTTACCAGTCTGTATTTTTCGTCAGTTGATGTTGTTCGACAAGCTACGTGAATCTAAGTACGCACAAGCCGATAACATGATCAACCCGTTAACCATCGTCAAGATTGGTTCGGCTGACTACAAGCCAACCTTTGCTGACTTGGAAGCTTGGAGAAGTGTTTTTGAGGAAGCTCAATATGACAAGGATTTCAAGATTTTCACTCACGAAGGTGTAGATGTAACCAGAGTAGGTTATGGTCAAGGCATCTATGATATCTCTGGCGATATTACTCAGTTGGTTAAGGAAATCTACGTTGGTTTGCAGGTGCCACCCGTATTAATGGACGGTGGAGCTGATACTACCTATGCTAACGGTGGTGTGGCTCTAGACGTTCTTCGTCAGCGTTACATGCAATTCCGTAATATGATGTCTCAATGGTTGAAGCGTAAGGTTTTTGCCCCCATCTCTAAAATCCAGGGGTTTTATGACTATGCAGGTGGCGAGAAGCAGCTGATTGTTCCAGAAATTGATTGGAACCATATGTCTTTGTTCGATGCCGGAGATTACATCAATAGCTTGGTAACTTTAACCCAAGGAACTGACGAAGCTAAGAGAGTTTCTTTGCATACTTTGTATCGTTCCGTCGGTTTGGAATTCGATGATGAAGTTCGCAAGATGCGTAAGGAAGCCATCCAAATTGCCATCAATAAAAAAGAGAAGGCAGCTCTGGAGACTATGGACTTGAACGCTTTAAGAGCCCTGGATGACGAGGATGAAATTCCAGAGCCAGAAGTTAAGCCAGGCGAACAGAAAGAACAACCAGTTCCAGGTGAAACTCCAGGTGGCGCCCCATCTCCAGGTGGAATGCCAGATTTGGGAATGCCTCCTCCTCCAGGTGGTGGTGCGCCTCCAGGACCACCTCCAGGACCACCAGGTGGTGGCGAAGCCGGCGCTCCTCCAGCAGGTGGCGCCCCACCACCTGGTGGTGAAGCGGGCGGCGCACCTGCTGCGGCTCCTTCCCCAGCAAAATAATAGTGGGCTAAGCAAAAACAAGCCAATATAACCGCATAACCCTTATAGTGTTAGGTCTTTGCCTATAAGTAGAGGGTTTTCCATGGATAAAACTGCCCAAAAAAGAAGTCTTCTTAATAAGTTACATGAAATGGGTAATATTCCAGCTCATGCTGCTGAGAGTTTCTTCAAGCCAGAACTAAAAAGAGTAATGAATACTCTAATTGACGCGGATGATGTAATCAGATCTACCCTCGCGGGTCAAAAAATCGGCAAAGCTACGCCTGAAGACCCAGTTTCAGCTAAAGATTTACTCAAAGAAGCTAAATCGCTTATTAATCGCCGTGAATATCTGTCTGCCGTAGCTAATTTAGGTAGATTTCACAAGAAAATGCAAGATGTTTCTAATGTATTAGACAAACTAACTCTTAATGTTGATAGCTTGCATCACCAATTCCTATTTAACAAGTTACCAAGCAAACACAGACAACAATTAGAAGACTTTGAGAAGCGCATTGCTTCTGAAAGATTGCCACATTTCACTAAAGAGGCTGGTATTATGGATTTCTTTCATAACATTGGTACTCAGCGTGGTCGCGCCCTGGCGGCTTGGGAAAAAAGATACCCTCAAGTAGTGGCTAAAATTCGTGATGGTGCCATTGAGCAATTAGAGTCCTCTCAAAACTTACTAAATGAAGTTCTGACACTATTGAAAGAGATGGCTTCTAGCAGAGCCTCTCGCAATATTGATGCTTACTTGAATACCAGTAAACAAGTAGCTAATTCTTTCAAGAAATTTGACACAGGTGGTAAATCTGGTGGCTTCCGTGGTTTTTATAATACTGCTGTTAAGCCTTGGATGGATAAACAACGCCAGTTAGAGCAAGAATCCCAAGCAGAAGCCACTTCTTCTACCGCCAAAGCCGTTACTAATATGATGGAGGAACAAGGTAAGAGAAACTTGGAACAAGAGGAAGGGGTTCCAGAATTTGTAACTCCAAGTGTTATTCTGCCCCCTCCACCCGCCATGCCAACTGGTGTTGAATCAACAGAATCTGAAGTTGAACCAGCAGAGTCTACGGTTAAAACTCCAGTAGTTCCTTCTCTGCCAGGCACCGAACCAAAGTTCAAGAGTGACGAAATTGCTAGACAACTATTTGGAACAAAGAAGTCATCTTATGAGGCTTTTATAGACTCCTTGGAGGTTTTCGCCAACGAAGACCCTTCTTTGTTAGCCGCTCACATTTCTAGGTATGCTGGCTCTATTCAAGCAGAACAACCTGAGGTAGCCGTCAAACTTTTCAAGATCGCTCAATCATTAAGGGGGTAAAGTGGCTAATCTGGGATCTAACTTCTATTCCAAGTTAGTGGAGATTGCCTCTGAAACCGGAATGAAGCCAGAAGACATTCTGGCTATTATGGTTTCTGAATCGGGCGTCAATCCACAAGCTCACAACCCAAGTGGTGCCACGGGATTGGTGCAATTTATGCCCGGCTCACTAAAAGGCGTAGGATTTAGAGGTTCACCCGAGGATTTTGGGCGATTATCTGGAGAAGAGCAGCTTCCCTACGTCAAAAACCTAATCGAGTCGAACATGAAACTCAATGGCGGACCTTTTAACTCTGCCGGTCAATATTATGTTTCCGTTTTTTGGCCCGCCGGCTTAAAATTACCCGGAGTGCGTAGAGGCGATCCTAAAACAACTATTGTAGAGCAAGATCCTCCCACCGTGACTGATCCAAATACTGGAAAAGAGTATAGTAAGAAATATTATGACATTGGTTTCAAGATTAACCCAAGATTTGAGTCTTTGGCTTATGTTTCTAATCGACTATTCCATGGAGACACTCCCGGAGCCATTACTTATGGTGATATGATGAAACAAGCAGACAAAAATAAGAGAACCCCCCTCTACAACAAAGCCCTTGTGGCTATGAGAGAAGAAACTGGATATCAGCCGGGCACCGTGCAACCATCCATGTTAGCACAACGAAGTCCTACTATGCCATCTACCAAATCATCTACTTTTTCCGAGATATTGGAAGAGTTCGTTCAATCATTGTCTGCTGCAGCAGCCGATGAAACTAGCAAAAAGACATATCAGAAGCTATTGCCTAATCATGACATACTAATTCAGATTTCTGCCGCCGATTATACTAGTGCCATCGAGTTTTCACGTATTCTTTGTTCTGCTTTGGATGAGGAACTAAAGGCTTTCGCCTATCCTCATACCGATGGTAGTAAAGTAGAGGTTGAGTGCCGTATTGCGGGTCCAGCCCTAGAATGCATACAAACAGTTGAACAATTAAGCCAATCTTTATCCAATGTTTTTAAGGAAGCCACCAAGAAAATAGGTGGAATTACTGTTAGTACAAGCTGTATTATGAATAAAAAGTCATCTTATCAACAAATCAGCTTGAGGACCGCTGATACTAATTATAGAAAGTTCCTCCTCAAATTCGTTTAAGGAAAAATTATGGTATCAGAGCACCAAGTCAAAAATATGGTAGAGCAGTGCAAGGGTTCCGGCAAAACATTTGCCGAGTTCATTGCTGACCTATTTAAGGACAAATTTATCGAAATTTATGTTGGCGACTCTTACGAAGAGCTTAGCACAGACCAAGTATCCGTTTCTTATCCGGCAGTTTTTTGTGGTAAAGTAGTGGCTGCCTATCGTGAATGTTTGATAATCAGTTCTATTTATGTTGATCAAGGACGTCATTTACAATTAGGTAATATGATGTTTATTAGTGAAAGATCTATTAGGGCACTTAACGAAATTGACGGTAACGGAATTTTGGAAGACATGATGTTACGTAGTAAAGAGTCTTTGGTTATAAAGAAAGTCTTTATTGATGGGCAGCCTTCTCCCAAAATTAACACAAATAAAAAATGAGCACCATAAATGAGATCAAATATGTTATCTATAGGGTAACTAATATGATTGATAATAAAATATATATTGGTAAAACAGCAGAAAAGAAGGGATGGAAACCAAATTATAGATTTTCTCAACACATAACCCTGGCTGAGTCTGGTAGTTTGGCTTGTCCTAAGCTATACAATTCCATACGAAAACATGGCAAAGATAATTTTAGTTTCGAAGTCATTGATATTTTTGATGATGAAAATGAAGCGTATAATGCTGAAGAAAAATATATATCGACTTTCAACTCTTTGAAAGAGGGACTTAATACTACTCCAGGTGGTACAGGTATTGGAAGCGGTGAAAATAATCCACTTTTTGGAACGAAACATACTGAGGAATTTAAAAAGCAAGTATCTGAAAAAATTAAGATTAGGAACTCTACACCAGAATATAAGGCTAAATATTTAGCCTTATTG